AGGACGGAAATATCCGTGGTGTGTGTGAAGAGGTTTAATCATGGGCGTATGCACCGAGACTCTGCGTAAATGCTGTGGACTCACCATAGAGGAAACAGCAAGCACCATAGAAGGTGAAATGAAAGGCATCGTAGGCGGTCACACACGTTCAGGAAAGGCTCTCGCAGCGATCCACATAGAGGATATGGGAGAGTTCAAGAAGTTCGTGGGTGGTACTGGCGGTGAGGGAACACTGCATCTGTTCTTCTTAAATGACGGAAATGGTGGGAAGATGATTCGACCCATACATAACCGCTCACCGAGAAACCCGAAGCATCCTGCAATGCTGAAGTTCACCGATGGTTCATTCCACCGACAGGCAAGACCATACAAAGGCATTCACTTCGTAGAAGAAATCGCAAGCAGACATGGAGGATAAACATGGCTAAAGAAGAAAAGGTCGAAAAGACCGTAGAAAAGGACTTGACCGAGGATTTCATCGCAAGAAAACTCAAGGCGATCAATGAGATGGCAAGCCCGGCAAAGAAGAGAACACTTTCGACAAAGGTTTTATCTAACAGAAAGTAGGTACGAAACATGACAAGATGTAAGAATGACCTTCTCATCACGAAGATCGGTGTGGAAAAACTTCAGAAGACTACTGAGGTAGACTTCACTGTCCATCACTATCTGCCTGATTGCAGAAGGATTATGGCGAACAAGTACCTCACAGGTTCAGGCACATTCAATCGTTATCAGATTCCTGCCAACCAGTTTGAGTGCGTTCGTAACGGCTGTGTAAACAGCGGTACTCTGTACAATCAGGGTGCGGAAACTGTGTATAAAGCCAAATATGATGCTGTTGAGTTCGCAGCAGGTGTCCTGACCTTCTACACAAGAGGTTCTAAGGGTACTGCTACCGTGAAGATTTCCGATACACAGAACTTCACCAATGCGGACTCCTACACAGTAGACCTGTCCAAGATTCAGACAGCTTCTGACGGCTACAAGGCTGTCGTGGTAGACCTGTCCAAGACTCCTGAATCCAAGACAGGCAATGGTTGGACTCCTTCTCACGTTGGAGCGTTCATCTCCATCACTATCGCAAAGGCTACTGGCGATACGGATGCTGAAATCGGTATCTCTTCACTGGCTATCTTCGATAGTCTGGAAGACTTTGAGACCACAGCTGCGGTCAGAATCGGTTGCCTTTCCACCGTAGGTGGCAGCTTCGACTTCGATATCGTAGAAGCCACCTGTCATGGAAATCAGGGAATTGACGATGAAGCAATCGACTCTTTTGAGAAGACCATCACAGGTAAAGCACTGACACCTAACTGGCAGCTGCTGAATCCTCTGTGGGGCAAGGGCGATGCTACCGAAGCATGGGATACCAACACTGTTGAGAAGACAGTAGAAGCAGGTACTGGCGATGCTGAAAACTATGGTGTTGTCGTTCTGCCTGACAAGTTCACCGAGGAGTGCGGATTCATCAACGTGGCGAGAGCAGACGAGTGTAACAAGTCTGACGCTCACCTGATCGAACTGATTATTCCTTCACTGGTGGACATTGACGAGAAGCACTTCATCGTCATCGATAACGAAGACGGCTCTGCGACCATCTACCTGAACAAGGCTCTTGTTGGTCAGAAGGTACTCATCGCATATCCGCAGGCTGTCGAGGTAGAGGAATATGAACTTGATGCTGACAACGTCAGATACGCAAGAGTCAGAATGTCCTATACAAGAACGTGGACAGACGGCGAGAAGTACAGATACGTCTACGATAACGTACTGATTACTTCCTTCCCGGATGAGATTTCCGATGAGGAAACCGAGTTTGAGTTCACGGTCACCATTCAGAAAGACGATACTGGTAAGTTCGGAAGAGCATACCGCATCATCGGCTAATGACAGGGAAAAACGAGGGGGATTGAGAAATCACTCCCCCTCAACAGGAGAAAAAACATGAAGACAGAATTATCCTTTGAGGAATACAAGAAGATGAAAGAAGCGATGGACAACGCTGAAAACAGTGACCGTCCATACGCTGTCGTGGAAGATGACCAGATCCATGTAGTCGGTGATGTGAACGATACGGAGAAAATCACCCATGATTACACCATCCAGTTTGCATACCCGAATAACGAATCATGGAGAGAATACGCAAGCAAGTGGAAGAAAATCGGTGAGTCGAAGAACTACTACGGCGTAGAGAAGGAGTTCAAGGATATCTTTATCCCACCGATGATTCAGACACAGGCACTGTCCACTTTCGCTGAACTGTATTCCTTCTTTTATAAAGTCACCGAAGACGGTTCGGTGAAAGCACTCACATTGGACGAAGCGAGGGTCGCTCTCAGAGACCTGAATCAGGAAATGACAGAAGCCATGTGCCATGCTGTTGCTTCGATTCTTGGCATCGAGAGAGAGGAAGAAAAGTTCATGCTCCCCTTCCCATCGGTCATCAGAACATTTATCAGAATGTGTGATGACTTCCCCGAACTTATCAATGGTGTGGATTTTTTTACAGAGCAGTTGCCAGGGGAAAAGGAAAACGAGTAAAGAAGAAAACTGGCAACGATACGAAATATGACCCGAAGTTTGAAATGTATCAGAGTATGGCTTTTTATCTTGGTAAACTTCTGAACCTGCGTCCGAGAACCATACTTGAGACATGGTGTGTTCCTGAACTGATCGTGACGTATGGGAATTATGCGAACGAAGCAGCACGAAAGAACTTTGAGGAATGGAAGAGTTTGGACGCAAAACAGAGAGCCAAATACCCAAGACCGCCTGAGTATGCGGTTTACTTTAGGGGGGTAATCGACACAGATGGCAACTGATAGAGTAGGAATTTACATAGACCTGATGGGCTACGATGAAGCGATGGCACAGATGGAAGCCCTTGACAAGGAGTTAAGGGGCTTCGGTAAATGGAAAGCCAAAGCGAGAGTCGAAGCCGAAGTTGAAAAACTTGAGTTCAACAAGAGAGCCTTAAAAGCCAACAAGGTCAAACTGCAAGCCGACATGAGCGATATTGAAAAGCAACTCAAGAGAGCAAAACGGCTTTTGGCATCGCTTGAAGGGCAGAGACCTTTATACAAAAAAGGTTCTCCTGCCATGCACAGACTTGAAACAGAAATCAAAAGAATCAAGTCCGAAATCGCAGACCTTAACGGACAGAAAATCCGTGTTCAAACGGAACTTGGGCAGACACAGAGAGAAATCAATGAAACGATATCCATGCTTGAACGGCTCAAGGCAGCTTTGCGTGGCTTCAAAGGTATGACTATCCCGCAGGTCTTCAAAAAGATTTCTGCCAATGCCTCCCACTTAGGTGGTGCGTTGCAATCCGCAGGTAACGCTCTGACAAGGCTGAATCAGCCCATGAGGATGCTGACTTCGGGTGCTTTGCTTGGTGCAGGTTTTGGTGCTATGCAAAAAGTCACCGAAGGTCTTGAATCAGGCTTTGCGAGACATGACATCATGAGGAAATACCCACGAATCATGGAACGCATGGGCTTTTCCTCAGAGGTCGCACAGAAAAACATCGAGAAACTTGATAGTGCTGTACAGGGTCTGCCTACTGGTCTTGACGAGATCGTTGACGTTGCTCAGAGATACACCCTGACGCTTGGAGATATCAATAAGGGTACTGACCTTGCTATCGCAGCCAACAACGCTTTCCTTGCTTCTATGGCTACGGATACACAGAAGTATCAGGGCATGATGCAGTTGCAAGACCTGTTGAACGGTAAGAAACTCAGGAATACAGAGTGGAATTCGCTCATCGACTCCATGAGTGCAGGTATAAACGAAATCGGCAAGGAACTTGGCTATTCTGGTGATGAGATGGACAAGTTCAGACAGGACTTGTTAGCAAACAAAATCACCCCCGATGAGTTTCTTGGTGCTTTGATGAAGGTTGGTACTGGCAAAGGTAGCCTTGCTCAACTTGCGTCCGAATCCATGGATACATGGGAGGCTTTCTCGTCACGAATCAACTCTGCGTTTTCAAGAATGACCAATGGTATCTTGAACACTTCGGATGAGATGGTAAACACTCTGACGCATGGTAAGTTCAAGAGTCTGAATTCCTTCCTTGACGATAAGGTAATCAAAGGAATCGACAAACTGTCAGAATCAGCACAGAACTGGATTAAAGAACACCCTGATGAAATCGTAGACTTCTTCAAGAGCCTGAAGGGTATCGATTGGAAAGGTCTTGCTACTGGTTTTGCTGACGGCATAAAAACAATGGCTG